CTAAAACATTAGACGTAGATCCAGAAATAATACTTGCATAGAATGTGTGTTCATAACCTACTCCAAAATTTATCAATTGTATTTCTAAAATACCCCCAATTGAGTTTATTTTAGTAACCTTCACTTTAGCCGATGTGCCAGACATACTGGGCAAATCTAGCAATTGTCCTACAAAAAAACCAGACCCTGCTTTGTATATAGAAATTGTAGAAATAGTTCCTACAATAGTGGCATTAAAATCATTGAATATTAATATATCACCTATATTAATCAAATAAGGTTGGAATGTTTCAAAGAATATTTCTTTATATTTTCCAGAGTCTTTTATTTTAGTAACAGTAACTAATATATCTTGATTTTTTGTTTTTATTATTATGCAATGTCCAATAATATCATCAATATTCCCAGATGTTATTTGAGTTATTACCGATAAATCTTGTTTCCAATTCCCAGCAGAAGATCTAAATATTGATTCTTTAGGGTATTTAAGATCTATTTCAATATTAAATAAATGTCTAAATAGAATTCTAAATGATTCTTCACTACCTTTTGTAGAATAAAAATCCTTTATATGGTTTATGAAATGTTTATCATCACATATTGTATTCCTAGGAATATCAACACCCAATTCTTTCCATATGTAATCTATAAATTTATCCAATGTTAAATCTATATCTCGTATGGTTTCAAATCTTGATCCTACACTATGAATATTATCTTCATTTAAAAATTTATAATACAATTCAATAAATCTAATAAATTTAGGATAATCGTCTCTAATAAATTCTGGAAATTGACTCGATATAACGAATAATGTGGGTATTTTATACTGCATATCTATCTACTTGGTGAAAAAATATAAGAGGAATCTGTAACATTGGATATTGGAATAACATCAACATATAAAGTAAATGGATTAATATTGATAATATTACTTCTAATAGATATAACATCATTTGATTGCATTTTAAAAATAAATTCTAAATTGGTATCAGATAGTCTAGTTATTTGCATATTATTGATATATATTGATCCGGATTTATAATCAACTTTACCCTGATTGGAGTTGATAATTATTTTAATATTATTTTTATCTAGATAATATCTTTGCAATACACCATTACCATCATCTTGAATATAATTAATATTAGTATCTCCTAATACATAAAAACCATTACTATGTACAGAATCTTCATATACGCCAGATGAATATATCGGATTATCAATGTGGAAATTGTAATTAGTTAAAATATTAAAATCAACTTCAAGAATTCTAGTTATAGTAAAGATAGAAATATTACTAGTTATAGAAGGATCTATACTATCTATAAGTGTGGATAATTTAGAAAATCTGAATACAGAATCAAATCTTCTCATATCTGTATGATCATAATTTAAAATAACAGCCTTAACTAAAAGATTTATTTCATTTGCTGTTTTTGTAGTTGTATGTGGATTGAAATATACTACAGTGTGAAAATTAATATTTAAATATGATGGGTTTATAAATTTTGGAGTAATAGTTACCATCTTTTTTGATTTTAATACTTCTGTGGTAATTTTAGTTTTCTCAGCAACAGTTAATATTGAATTATATTTAGGGGCAATTGATATAAATACTTCACCATAAGCTGGAGGTATATTTTCTTCACCACCCCATACTTGTATTGAATATATATTTGAAAAATCTCCAATCAATACTGCCTTATAATCTTCGGATGTCACTGCTCGATTTCCCGCACTATAGAATCTAGGCGCATTGAATTTTATATCGTCAAGCAATTCTGCAGGAGATCCACCATTTGAAATTATTACTGTAGATAAAACAGTATTTGGTCCAAAAATTGAATCCATTGAAAATAGTCTTGCACCGTTGGCGAAATTCATATTGGTAGAAAAATAACTCAATGATACAATATTTCCATTATTGAGAGCCTTCCCAATCCTATTATTGCCAAATTGTACTTCATATTGTCCATTATTTATTTCACGGATAAAATAAACATTATCATTATTTTTAACATCAAGAATATCTGATGCTATATTGAATCTGGTTTTATTGCTTGAGCTACTACTTTCAAACACATTGACCAATAATGTAGAAATATCACAATTCTTATTTGAAATAATATATCTCATCCCATCTGAAACAGTGTATGATTGTGTTAGCGGAGATCCTTCTGTTATAACTACATTATTGAAACTATAAACATTAGCAATATTGACTGCGGTGTATGGTTCCATGTTATAGAAAGTATATGTATAAGTACCAACATTGGTAGTGAAGGATGTATATGCAGGGAGAATTAATATGTTGGGGTTGCCAAACACATTTGAAGCTTTAATATTAAGTGTAGCGGTGGCTGCCCTTGCAGATCTTGGAAGGTATCCTAATTCAGATGCTCTTGATACAACACTATCTCTTTTAACAGCAGAATCTAAAAACGATTCATTCACTGCAAGATTAGTATATAATGCAGAATAATGAGTATTATAGGCAAGAATGTCTATAAGTGTAGATAAAGCAGATCCTTCAAAATTGTAATCTGATAATTCAGTTTGCCCGCGAAGAAAATTCTTAAAATTAGTTTTTATATTTGAAAAATCTAATTCTGACGTAGTAATATTTGTATTTGCAGCCACATCATATCCTTATCTGGTTCTGTCTAATAATAAAGTCATAGACAATGGAGTATTAGTATTTATAATACTAAAAATGATTGTAATTTCTACACTATCTAATACTATATTTATATCTACTTTAATAAGTTTTGCGCGAGGTTCAAAAGACTGAATACAATTAGTAATAGTCCTTTCCAATACTATTTTAGTCATAGTTGTAGCTGGTTCAAACAATACAGTATTTACTTGAGACCCTATTGAGCTGTCAAAAGGCCTTTCATAATTCATAGTTAAAATTAAATGTTTTATAGAAGCTTTAATAGCACTAGCATCATGAATTAAAGTTATATCTGCTGGAGTTGAAAATTTAAAGTTTGCATTATGAATAGAAATTGATTTTCCAATAAGTTCCAAAATCATTGTTTTATAATTATTATACTCTGGATTATATACAAAACTAAATTGAACAGTAGCAGTATTATTTGTTATGATAAAATCTCCCTCTATATTGCCATAAAAAGAATCTGTATCATCTTTAATATATAAGTCGTCTTTTTGAATATTATATGTTTTGTATGGTATTTTTGTACCACTAGAAAACCCTGTAGTTGTTAAAATAATATCTGTTGTTTGATTGCCATATAATGAATGTATAGAATTAGTATGAGTTTTTATTGTTTTATTGTTTTCATTAAATGTTATATTGTCTGATTTTATTTCATTATAACCTATAGTTGAAACAGATTGTGTAATCATACATAATTTAAATAATGTCAAACTATTATCAGATTCAATAGATTTTATTTTTCCAATAAAACTATTATTGATATATAAATTATCATAGATATTCATATGAGTAAATGATGTATTAATACCTTGAATGATATCAGAATCATTAGAGCAAGAAATGGCACCTATTCCATCATATTTAAATTGAGAAGATGGATTTGGCATAAAGTGCATATCAATATCGGTGAAAGTATTGAAATTCATATAGTTATTCATCCTGCAAATACTGTTGATGAGCCAGAAATTATTTTTGCATTACAAGGTGGTGCTTCAGGGTTTTTTTCAACAAACAAATCATATATTCTACCTATTGCTTTCCCATTCACAAAAATACTAATAGAAGATGCTTTGAGTGGTGGATTATGGAGCACACATTTAAGACCATTGTTATGTAGATCACATACATCACCATTTCTAATAACAGGTTGCCCATCTATAAATACATTATCAGAATACGTAGCAGTATGAATAATAATATTTTTAGTATTACAATCATCACCACCTATGGCATTATGCATAGTATCTACATCATCATTTTTTCTAGCAACTTCCTTACTTGGCATATTCTATCCTTGACTTTTGAGTAAAACTTAGATATAATATATCTGTAGTTGGTTATTAATCTTTAGTAAAAAATTTATACAATCCCGTAGAACCTGGAGTGGAGTTCCCAGATGAATTAACTACAAGATGATCCACCATAGTGAATGCTCTCTTTTGATTGCCTTCTGTTGAATATGATACATGAATCCAATTAGAAGTACCTTTGTTTCTGTATTCAAATATCAATTGATTATAAGGAAGTATTTTTTCTAATTGGACACATAATTCATACATCGTAGTTATAGATGCCTTTGGATCTAATTGAAAATCACAAGCTCTTCCTTTATTATGATCAGACCCTGAAGTTTCATTTCTTAATCCAGAATTTATATGCCAAGTAGCATTACTACCCATACCTTGACATGGACCTAATAAATCGTATATTGGTTCCATAATATTCTCACAAAGAGCTGCTAAATTTGCCACTAATTGTTGCTTAGAATATGGTTTAGATTCTGGACCAGAAGATTCACTTTTTCCTCTATTGAGTATAGTATCTTTTAATATATGCCCCTGAGATTGAACAAACATGCCTAATGTAAAATGTTTAGAAAGAGGATAACTAGCAGGAAAATCAGTTTTCCCATTTATATCATTTAGTTTTTCATCAGATAATTGATTTCCATCCCCCAGACCACCAGTAGCTTGAGTAGATTCTTGTGATTCACCAAGCTTTCCAGCTATATTATTCTCATAATCACTAGTAGAAGTCATATTATGTGCAGCTTTTTGCCCTGCTGCTGTAGCCCAATCATCTTCAGTTTCATATTTAAATTCAGCACTAGAATGTCTTTCTGGTGGTACTAAATTGAGTTGACCATATTGGCGAGCTGAATCTTCTGGCGGAACAACTAAACGATGTTTACTAGCACTCGATGCTGCAGATAAAGAAGTTTTTGTTTCTATGGAGGCACCTGCATATTTGGGATCATATATATTTGGAATAGAACCGCCAAAAGAACTTAATATATCACCAATTACTGGTACACCATCTAATACTGAATCAATTAATGTCTTAGGTAGTGCATTAGGATTATAAGGCCCAATTGGATTTAATTTAGTATCTACTAATACTTGCTCTTTTTCTCTATCTTCTAACTCATTGCCAGCAAAATCAACCGGTTTCTTAGATTCACCTAATAAAGATAATCCTTTTATATCTTCAATTTTAATTTTTTGACCATTAAGATCAATTTTTTTGGATGTCATTGATATTATATCTGGTGAATTTAAAATAGTATTTCCTTTAGATTTTAATTCTATATTGCCCGTTAAAGTTTGCGTTTTAAATGTTCCTGTTTTTATTTCAGTATTTTCAGCTATATCTAATGTAAATGTTTTAGCTTTAATCTGAAAATCTGATGATGTTTCTAATTTAAAACTACTAGACATTTTCATCAATGTTTCTGCTGTTGATGCAGTATCTCCACCCTCCATACTCATGGTTTTAGCCGTCTTTAATTTCAATGCATCTGTAGATTCAATAGACATTGTTCCAATCGCTCTAGTATTAGAAGTTTTACCAATTTCAAGATTATAATTACCCTCTACTAGAATATTATAATCACCACCAACAGCAACATTTAAATCTTTAGCTACTCCCATATTTACATGATTATGAAAAACAGCATCTACTTGACCATTGACTTCAAGATTTGCATCACCTTGACATAAAATATTCATAGGACCAGATGATGTCACATTGCATGCACCATTAATAAAAATATTCCCATTCTTTTCTGTAATATAAAATCCATCTCCAACAATATAATTAATTTGAGAACCATTAGGATCTATTTCAATAAATGTGCCTTTTTGATGATAAAGATTAATCCTTTCACCATTTGGACTATCATCAAATTCTAATACATGTCCAGATTCGGATTCAAATACTTTATTCATCGGATAAACTGTATTATAAGCAGATTTTGGTTGATCATAAAATCCACCATTAGCTGTAGGTATATTGACATTCCTAGAAGAATCCTTAAACTTTATATGGGTTCCTTCTGTAATACCTCGTGCTAATCTATTTGTATCTGGCTCATTCATAAAATCACGAAGTGGGTATTTGCCATCGGGATCAGTAAATCCGTCCTGATTAAAATTATTAGTTCTATCTTCAGTATAAGCTTCTTTTTTAGATGCTGGCG